CTGGCAAACATAACGGTAAGACAGTTCAAATTGCAAACTACTATGACAGACATAATAAATTAGTTGCACAGAAATTACGTTATCCAGACAAATCGTTTCAATGGTTAGGTGATAGTAAACAAGCTACATTATTCGGACAGAATTTATGGCGTGATAAAAATAAAAAGATAGTAATTTTAGAAGGCGAAATAGATTCTATGAGTATGTCACAAGTACAAGGTAACAAGTGGGCTTGTGTTTCAGTTAAGACAGGAAGTCAAGGCGCAAAGAAAGATATACAACAGCAACTTGAATGGCTTGAACAAGCTGAAGAAATAATATTAATGTTTGATAACGATGAGCCAGGTAAAATTGCAGCTCAAGAATGTTCAAAATTATTTACACCAGGTAAATGTAAAATAGCAACACTACCTAGAAAAGACGCAAATGAAATGTTGGTCCAGGGGGAAAGTGCAAAACTTATAGATAGTTTTTGGAGTGCTAAATCTTACAGACCAGACGGAATAATATCTGGAACAGAAATTTTTGAATTGTTATCTAAAGAAGATAAGACAGAAACAATTCCTTATCCTTTCGAATGTTTAAATACAAAAACTTTAGGCATGAGAAGAGGGGAGTTAGTAACAATAACAAGTGGAACAGGACAAGGTAAGTCACAACTTTGCAGACAAATTGCACATCATCTTTTAAAAAATAAAGAGAGTGTAGGCTACATCGCATTAGAAGAAAGTGTTAAGCGTTCAGCGTTAGGAATAATGGGTATTGATTTACAAAAACCATTACACTTATCAAAGGACGGAGTTAACAAAGATGAATTTAGAAATAGTTTTAATGCAACAGTGGGTAGTGGTTTGTTGTATCTCTTTGACCATTTTGGTAGCCACGATTCAATGGGATTACTTTCCAAGATACGTTATCTTGCTAAAGGTCTTGGTGTTCGTTGGATTATTCTCGACCATTTATCTATCGTTATTAGTGGATTAGAAAGTTTTGACGAAAGAAAATTAATTGATGTTACAATGACTAAACTAAGAAGTTTAGTTGAAGAGACTGGCATTGGTTTATTTGTAGTTAATCATTTGAGAAGACCAGAAGGTAACAAAGGTTACGAAGACGGATTACAAACATCATTAAATAGTTTACGTGGCTCGGCTGCAATTAGTCAACTGAGTGACGGAGTTATTTCATTAGAAAAAAATCAACAAGATGATGAAAACAAAAATTACACAACAGTACGTGTATTAAAAAACAGACACACTGGTGACACTGGCAAATGTGGAACATTATATTTTGACAATGACACTGCGTGTTTAATGGAGGTAAACGAAGGGCATGGCAAGGATTTCTAGCGACAACAAAAAAATACTTTGGAACATAACCAAAGAAGTTTGTGACGCTATAGATTATTGTAAAAAAAATCCAGAAAAAATGGTTACCCTTCAAGTACCAGACACTTCAACCAGACTAGCAGGTGAATTATTGTTGAATGAATTATCAATGATGGAAGAAGCTGCGTGTCGAGTATTAATAGAACAGGCAACGGTACACTAAATGAAATTACCAGAAATAAATAAAAAAATATTAAATGCAGACTACGTGCAACTGACATGGAGTGACATAAATTCCAATTCAGCTTGGCTTAGTTTAAAGGACGCACTTAATAGTAAAACAACAATCTGTATTTCTACAGGTTGGTTAGTCAAAGCAGACAAAGACGTACACATTATAGTTTCAGACGTAAACTTTAATGATGACGGTTCATTAGGAGACGTAGGAAACATAACAACTATGCCTTCAAGCAACGTAATAAAAATAAGGAAAATAAAATTATGAGTAGATACTGTTTCGACATTGAAACAGATAACTTATTAGAAGAATGTACGAAAGTTCATTGCATAGTATTAAAAGATATAGACACAGAAAAAGTTTTAACTTTATCAGTGGATGAAGCTATAGACAAACTCACTAATGCAAAACTTATTATCGGACATAATATAATTAAGTTTGATATTCCAGTGTTAGAAAAATTATATAACTTTAAAACTAAAGCAGAAGTTTTTGATACTTTAGTTGCTACACGGTTAATCTGGTCTGACTTAATGGAGTCGGATATGAAACGTGTACACACAAAAGATTTCCCTAGAAAATTAGTCAACAAGCATAGCCTTAAAGCATGGGGTGTTAGACTAGGAAATTATAAACAAGAGTTTGAAACAGACTGGCAAGAGTTTACAAATGAAATGTTAGAGTATTGTGTTCAAGACGTAGAAGTCACACATAACTTATACCAAATAATTTTGGGTAAAAAATATTCGAAAGAATCTTTAGAACTCGAACACTCTGTAGCCACTCTTATATCTAGACAAGAAAGGTACGGAGTTTTGTTTGACAAAGATAAAGCAACTAAACTTTATGCTGACTTATCAGAACAAAGAAATAAAATTAAAAAAGAAATGGAAGAAACTTTTAAACCTAAAGTGGTTAAAAGAGTTTCAGAAAAAACTGGTAAACCATTAAAAGATAAAATCGTAGAGTTTAATCCTTCAAGCAGAATGCACATAGCTGAAAGATTAACGGAAAAATACAAATGGATTCCAAAAGATTTTACACCAGATGGTAAACCAAAAGTAGATGATACAGTTTTAAATAGTTTAAATTATCCAGAAGCAAAACTGTTAGCAAAATATTTTCTTTTAGAAAAAAGATTAGGAATGTTAGCAGAAGGTAATCAAGCTTATTTAAAATTAGAACGTAACGGAAGACTACACGGTACTGTTAATACTAACAATGCAGTAACAGGCAGGGCAACAGCAATGAAACCTAACCTACAACAAGTACCGTCTGTTGGTGTTCCTTATGGAAAAGAATTTCGAGAACTATTTACCGTACCAAAAGGTAAAGTGTTAATCGGAATCGATGTAAGTGGACTCGAATTAAGGCTATTGGGTCACTATATTGCAAAATTTGATGGTGGTAAATACGCTGACGTAGTTGTCAACGGTGACATACATACTACTAATCAACACAATGCAGGTTTAGAAACTAGAGACCAAAGTAAAAGATTTTTATACGCTTGGCTGTATGGCGCAGGCGTTGGAAAGATTGCAGAGGTAACTGGTAAATCTAAAAAAGAAGCTTCGAAAGTTAAGAAAAGATTTTTAGATAGATTGCCTGCATTAAATAAATTAATCAAGCAAGTTCAACTTTCTGCTGAACGTGGTTACTTAGTTGGTCTAGACAAAAGACAAATTAAAGTACGTAACACGTTTAGTTCTTTAAATACACTTTTGCAAGGCGCAGGCGCAGCCGTTTGTAAAAGATGGTTAGTTGAATTTGACGAAGCTGTTAAAAATATTTCTGGAGTTCAACAATTATTGTGGGTTCACGATGAGATACAAGTTGAATGCGATGAAGATAAAGCAAAAGAAATAGGAGAGTTAGCTGTCGAATGTATTGAACGAACTGGCAAACACTTCCAATTACGAGTGCCGTTAACAGGTGAGTACAAGATAGGAAACAATTGGAGTGAAACACATTAATGAAAAATAGTAAATTCGATTTGGATTTAAAGTTCGGACAAGGAAGAGAAAAGAAAGTAGCTGCTTTATTGGACCAGGACAAATCTAAAATAGAAGTAAAAACAGAAAGAGATTGGTGGGCTAAGACAGGCAACATCGCAATTGAAGTTGAATGTTGGGGCAAACCAAGTGGCTTATCTAAAACTGAAGCAGACTATTGGGTACATATATTATCAATAGGCAAAGAAGATTATTGCAAATTAATATTTGATGTACCTAAACTAAAAAAGATAGCTGACAAATTTAAAGATAACTACAAAATGATTGGGGATAACAATGCAAGTAAATGTATTTTAATTCCCTTAAAAGAATTATTTCAATCAAAAAATTTAACCTAACCTATGCACGAAAGGATATAACCCATGAAGAGAAGACTCTTAATAGATGGTGACATCATTGCGTATAAGGCTTCGACTATGGCTGAACACAGTATTAAGTGGGAAGACAGTACAGTCTGGACATTACACGCAGATGAGAACCACGGAAAATATCTCGCACTATCCGAGATAGAAGATTTAAAAATAAATCTACAAGCTGATAGTATTACAATTGCACTGACAGATGGTGTCAACTTTAGAAAAGACATCTTACCTAGCTATAAAGATAATCGTAAAGCAAAACGTAAACCTTTAATATTAGGGGCAATTAGAAAATGGTTAATAGATGAGTATGACGCTGTTATATATAATGGTTTAGAAGCAGATGATGTACTTGGTATATTAGCAACACAACCTCAAAAGAAAGAAGAAAGAATTATTTGTTCTTTGGATAAAGACCTTAGACAAATTCCAGGTAAACTTTCTCAAGACGGTAAGACCATACAAAAACTTTCTAAAAGAGATTGTGACCACTGGCATTTAATACAAACATTAACTGGAGATTCAGTTGATGGATTTTCTGGCTGTCCAACAGTAGGAAAAGTTACAGCACAAAAAATTCTTAAAGATAAAAAGTTACCATTAAGAGAACAATGGCAGCTCGTTGTTAAAGCTTATGAGAAACAAGGTTTGCTTGAGCATGACGCATTTCAACAAGCGCAAGTTGCTAGAATTTTAAGACACGGTGACTACAACAAGAAAACTGGTGAGGTAACTCGATGGCAGATATAATTAAAGAACCACCTCACTATACAAAATGGAAGATAGAACCAATTACTTTCATTATGGAAAACAACATACCGTTTGGTGAAGCCAATGTAATTAAATATGTAATGCGTTGGCGTGACAAGAATGGCATTCAAGATTTAGAAAAAGCTAAACGGTATATCGACATGATTATCGAAAAAGAAATCAAAGACAAAGACCAATTAAATTTATTTGACACATTAAAAACAAAACAAAAGGAGTAGAAAGAATGGACTATAGTAAAGACGCATTACTGACAGACGCAGGCTTGAGAATTTTAAAAGATAGATATTTAACTGAAGATGAGAACAGTCCTCAAGAAGCTTTCTATAGAGTATCAAAAACTTTTTCGGATGATACTGCTATGGCTGACAGAATATATAAGTATGCGTCAAATCTATGGTTTATGTTTTCTACTCCCATCTTGACTAACGGTGGCACTAAAAGGGGAATGCCTATTTCGTGCTTTTTAAATTACGTACCAGATAGTCGAGAAGGTTTAACTGAACACTACACAGAAAATGCTTGGTTAGCTACAGTGGGTGGAGGAATTGGTGGACATTGGGGACACATTAGAAGTGACGGAACTCAAACTAGTGGTGGCTCAATTTCAACAGGTTCAATTCCTTTTATGCACGTTGTTGACTCAGAGATGTTAGCGTTCAGTCAAGGTAAAACAAGGAGAGGAAGCTATGCAGCATACCAAGATATATCACATCCAGAAATTGAAGAGTTTATTGAAATGCGTAAACCAAGTGGGGGTGACATTCATCGTAAATGTCTTAACCTTCATCATGGTATTAATGTCTCTGATAAGTTTATGTCTGTTATTGACAATTGCACTAATAATCCTAGTGCCGATGACAGTTGGGAACTTATTGACCCACATACAAAACGAGTGGTTAGAAAAGTCTCTGCTAAAAAATTATGGCAAAAAATTCTTGAGACTAGAGTGGCAACTGGTGAACCTTATCTCAGTTTCATTGACACAATCCAAAAGTCTTTGCCGGAGTCTCAAAAGAAAATTGGATTAAAAGTACATCACTCAAATTTATGTAGTGAAATAACATTACCAACAAATGAAGAACGAACAGCCGTGTGTTGTTTATCTTCTCTTAACTTAGAAAAATATGATGAATGGAAAGATGACCCTTATTTCGTACCTGACGTGGTTAGGTTACTCGATAATGTATTGGAGTATTTTATTAGTAACGCTAGTGATGTTCTTCACCGTGCTAAGTATTCTGCTATGCGTGAACGTAGTATCGGATTGGGGACAATGGGTTTCCACTCATATTTACAAAGTAAAAAAATTCCTTTTGAAAGTGTTTTAGCAAAATCACTTAACAATAATATTTTTAGTAATATTAAAAAACAAGCTTTAGAAACTTCAAGAAGACTAGCTGAAGAAAGAGGTGAAGCACCAGACATGGAAGGTACTGGTTTACGTAACGCACACTTATTAGCAATAGCACCTAACGCTAGTAGCAGTATTATTTGTGGCAGCACTAGTCCGTCAATCGAACCATTAAGAGCAAATGTTTATAGTCAAAAAACTATGAGTGGTACTTTTTTAATGAAAAATAAATTTTTAGAAAAACTTTTAAAAGAAAAAGGAATTGATACTGACAAAACTTGGAAGAGTATTGTAGCTAATAGAGGTTCAGTAAAACATTTAAAAGAACTTAGTGATTGGGATAAAGATGTTTTTGCTACAGCAATTGAAATAGACCAAAGATGGATTATTGAATTTGCTGCTGACAGACAGAAACATATTTGTCAGTCTCAAAGTGTAAACATATTTGTTCCTGCTGATGTGAATATAAAAGATTTACATTTACTACATTTATCAGCATGGAAAAAAGGATTAAAGACTCTTTACTATTGTCGTTCAGAAGCAATTAAAAGAGCAGAAATAATTTCAACAAGAATCGAAAGGAAAGTTAGACCAGACGCAGAAGAAGACGAGTGTCTATCTTGTCAAGCATAATGGCAAAAAAGAAAAATAATTTATTATCAAATGAAAGCACACATGAAACTGGTGCAAGATTTAAAAAAACTAGTATTGGACGAAGACCAAGTACCAGTATGATGAATAAAAAGAAACGGCAAGGAAGGAATAAAAAACAAATGAAATACAGAGGACAAGGAAGATGACAGATAGTAGTATATTTGATGGCATAGATAAGCCAAAAAAGAAATATTGTAGTTGTCACAAAAAAAATAAACAAACTGTTTTATGGACGGTTTATCACACTGTACTAGCTGTTGAACTAGCAATTATTATTTTAATAGAAGGGATAGAATTATTAACATGAGTTTATTAAAGGAAAGAAATTATTACAAACCGTTTCAATATCCGTGGGCTTTTGAAGCTTACGACCAACAACAAAAAATGCACTGGTTACCAAGTGAAGTACCTTTAGCTGAAGATGTAAGAGATTGGAATGAACGACTTAACGATAAGGAAAAGAATTTAATTACACAAATATTAAAATTCTTTACGCAAGGTGATGTCGACATTGCTCAAGCGTACCTTGATAATTATATTCCAAAATTTAAACCACCAGAAATTAGAATGATGTTATCTTCAATTGCTACAAGTGAAGCTAACCATGCTCATTCTTATTCATTATTAAATGATACTATTGGATTACCAGATAGTGAGTACAAAGCATTTCAAGAATACAAAGCAATGTCTGACAAACATGATTATCTTTTTAGAAGTAAAGGTGAAGGTATAGAAGGCATGGCTAGAGA